TCTAAAGTAGACGTTACCCATTGCACCGTAAAGTGAGTTCATCAAAATCTTAGCAGCCATCTGCTTAGAGTTCAAGCTAGCGATCTGACCCAGATAACTCTCATCTTTTGTTTCTTCGTACTTTGACTGTACTTCCAGCATGAGCTTCTTAGCTTTTTGCCGCTCACCGAAATAGAATTCAATTAGTTCAGGAAATATTCCTTTCTTATCTCGCTGAAAGCACTGACCGTTAGCAGTCATAGAGTAATCTTTAGTACTTAGTTGAGATGTATCGAATTCTCTGTCAATCAACTTCTCAATACTACGCTCATCATCAGCCAAATATTTCTGACCGTTAACCAGAGTTTCCGGAGACATATTCCAGGTCATAATAATGGAAGGATACAGGGAAGTAGCGTCAAACGACACAACCCAGTCGTATTGAGCAGGCTTAGGCTCCTTAACAAACGCACCCATAATCTGACGATCCATAGCTGGGTCAATCGGCGGTGGGTTATGCACCATGATATTGTCTTTAAGTAGACGATTATACAAGATGCAGTCCCAGGTACGAACCGAGGAGAAGATATCGGTATAGTTGCACTTAGCATCATAAGCCATAGTAAGAATCAGATTAATGATTCGCAGCTTATCTTCTAGCCGATCAACCAGTACTACGTCATGAATATTATAGTCGACGAACAGTTCCCAGTCTTTTGTATAAAACTCTTTAAACGACCCGTATTGATGTTTAACCTTTTCGTCGTTCAGTTCTTCTTTAGCAACCGTATCCAGCTTATAGTTCTCTACCATCTTATAGGAGAACTTTTTATACAAGTCCATAAAGTCAAGGATCGAGATGCCTTGCCAATCAAATGCAAGCTGAGTACGACCCCTAGCAAACGGAACCTCATGCTGCCGAATCACACCCCAGGGTGAGCACTCCTCAAGAGCCTTCTCACCCAGTACCTTAATAATACGAGAAGACAGATATGCAATATCGAACAGCTGACAGTTCCAACCGGTTATGACATCAGGGTAGTCTTGTTTGAGATGATTAATAAACTGTCGAAGAAGATCGAACTCATCCTTACATTGAATGTACTGAACGTTTTCTGTCTTCGGTAAATAAGGAGTAACACCAAACGTTGTAATTTGTTTGGTGTTGAAGTCCTGTACAGTAATCAGAAGTATTTGTTCTTGAGCATTACGAGAATCAGGAAAGCCGTAATCAGTGCTAGTCTCAATATCGATAGTGATGATCTTCATCACCGACATATCGAACTGAATAGTATCAGAAAAGACCTTACTAATGAACTGATACCCGAAGTTATAATTTCCATAGATAGGAAAATTACTTACTTCTTTATAACGATCAAGAAACTCTCTAGCCTCTTTAATGGAGCTAAACTTTACCTTATCAAGATTTTCACCCCATAGTGACTTATAGGGTGACTCTTTCCCTGTACGAACATAAAATGTAGGTTGAAAAGGGATCTTCTGATTTACGCGTTTACCATCTTTAAAGCCGCGAAAGTAAACATAATTACCACGAGAAAAAATATTAGTATAAAAAAGCATTACTTAAGAACCTGATGCCACGGCATGTTTTCTTCTTTACCATGTCGATCTAACATTACCTTATTACCCTCAGTAAAGAACTCAGCCTGTACGGAGCCTTCATTACCACCAAGCCTGTAGTTTAGCGTATGCTTACCGGTACAGCCATAGTTCTTATGACGCATTTCATCTTTAACTATAGTATAGTAACGTCTATCGGCGCCCCAGCCAAAATCCCAGAGATGCCCGGTTAGTCGAATGAAATTCATGCTAAAACAATATGAGCTGGAATCAATCAAATGACCTTGCTTTTCAGGTGTGCTAACCCATACAGGCCATCGACCCAGCGATTCACAATTATCATCACAGATATAGCTTTTATCTTTATCATAAACTTTACGTAGAGAATACGACCATTCGAACTTGTAACGTTCGCATTCTTCAACCAGTGACTCAACATGCTCCGGGTCATACCAGTTATCCTGGTCCAGGAAAAGAATATAATCGTAGTTTACGAGATGTGAGAATGCAGCCATAATACGATGACCGTAAAAACCACCACCGCCGGTATTAAACGGTAGCACGCATCTAACAGGCTGGCTTATAAAATAACTTAATACATCTTCTGTTGCTGCAGCAAATTGTTCACCGTCTACTACGACAAGATGTTTTACATTTTTATAAGTTTGATTTTGTACTGACTTAACAGCATCTACAAGCTCAGGTGCCCCTGTTGTAGGGGTAATAACTAAAGCGCTTTTCATAATTAATCCCAAAGACCTTGATAATATTTTCCGAACAGTCTAAACCCGTTCTCCATTCTTTTATTATGAGCATCGAGACCTTCATGATCAACTTTTAATTTTTTAATTTGATCATTAATGTTGACTGTTTTGTCAACTTCAGTCCAATCATAAAATTTATCGGTGCTATCGTCTATCAGCTTCTGCTCAAAAGCCCAGATCATTTCATCCATGACCCAGTCCCAACGCTTGAAGTGATTCCCATCTACATCATACTCTCTTTCTTTCGGCGGGGCAGATGTAGAACGCAGCTCCTCAGGTACGTCTTCATCGTCTACCAATGGCGCGCCATGTTTATCCTTCTGTAGCTGCTTGAGCATAGGAACGATCATGTATGCAAGGGTATGGTCCATTGACCATGTATCCCAGTAATCAATTTTAACGTAATTGATCTTCGGATGAATAAAGTCTAGAAATTTTTGCAAGCCTTTACTAAAGGGCTCGAGACGATTAGACCATTTTTCAATAAAGGGATCATCGTAGTCAATTTCTTTTTTCCAAAAGAAAACTTTCTCCAGTATAGTATACGGAGAAAGCCAATGATCACGGTACTTGTTGATGTATACTTTCACGTTTCTGTTTGTCCAAATTTACTATTATAAGAGCATTACCTTCAACAGTCATATGAATATTATCATTCACCTGCCAGTCTTGTTCCTTGAGAAACTCAGGGGTAAACTGAAGAAGTGAATCACCTGAACCATCTTCAGCGTCAATAATTTCAAAGGTATATTTTTTCATAATATGGTAGGCCGGGTCAGATTCGAACTGACGATCCCTCGATTATGAGTCGAGCGCTTTCGGCCTCTAAGCTACCGGCCCTACGATTTCTATTATTTCTAAATGTTGAGGTTTGTGAGTGACAATTAGGACATAACCATGTTAAATTAGTCTTTCTATGATCCGTATTATCGCCGTTAACATGCTCTATTTCAAGCGTTAACGGTTTATTATTCCACAGATTTTCAATCTTACAATCTCTACATTTATAAGGTAACCACTTATCACTTAATACTCTTCTACGAAGTTGTGCCCGCGGAAAAGTAGAATTTTTGCAATAGACTTCCTCATCCACCCAGTTCTTTTTATTTTTTCTATAAGCCCGGCTAAGGTTAAAATGAGAAAAAGAAAGACCTAACGTCTTGCATCTTTCTTTTGCTTTTTTAAAGTTATGAGTGCAGATAGTTATATTAAGATGCCTGCAAACATCACTCCAACAAATGCTTTTTTCAACCGCGCTTTTTAAATCATCATTTGTATAGTAAACCGCCATGCTACCTCCGGTAAGAGCATTGTTTTAATATATATGCTTTTACCGACTTAGATAGCATGAGCTAGAGGCCCGAATCCCTCAGCGTACACAAGTCATTACTTCATTACGATACATGTTGGTAACAGGATCATAAACCCGCACCAAGCAATTATAGTATGTAACACCGGGAGTCAGGATAGGAGGTACAGAAGGCACCGGCATAGGAGGCATTACTACAGGGCGCTCTACAATAATAGGTTCAGCCCGAACCGGTCGCGAATTAGCAATTACAGCCCCTAATACAACACCACCAATGAGCGGTCCGACCCAATTGCCACCAGCATGATGGTGGTGATGATGAAACCCGTGCTGTGCGAAAGCAGGCGCAGCTAGAGCAAACGAAGTAACGATACCAGCAATAAGCTTCTTCATAACAACTCCTTATTGAGTGTTGTAATTATATATTTATTGAAAGCTTAAATCAACTGTTACGTTAAGATGACCGACGTAGCGCATCCTTGCGCATTAAATGTTGTCTGTGAGCAGTTTCCGGCTTATGAACAGTTACGTACTCAACCCCGTCAACGAATTGTGTCTTCTTGTAATCCGGACACACCCAAACCTCCTGATTCAGAGGATTGATCAACTTCACTGGTTTGTTCTGTAGCTTTTTCATTTTTCTTACCGAAGATTAAATCCCAATTCTTACTAAACTGGTCTTGATCTACCGAGTATGGTCTTGGTTTTGAACCTTTACCGCCGTCGCTCATAGAGTTGCTAGTTGAATACCTGATCCAAAGGCTGAGTTATATTGGTTGTACAATTCTTTTACAGGATTATTCATCCAAATAACATGCTCTTCCTTAATAGTGATAGAATGATTTTCAATATGCATTGCAACAGGTGCAAGCGCCATTCCAACTTGTTCAGGGTTTGAACGCATGGGTACCATTTGAAGAACACAAGGATTCTTAATAGTTACACGATCATCGATCGTAACGTCTCCAATAAGCTCTTCACCAGTAATAAGTTTAGTTACTTGAATCATTTGTTAATCCTTCAATAAAAACATAAGCGTCTTCTTCATTATAAAACATTTTAAAGATGTATGCAAGCGTTTCAGTATTATGAAACAGCACCATTATTTGGTCATCGAGGGCACTGGCTTTAAGTATCCAGCTCCCTTTTTTTACCGGTAGTAATGATACGAGGGTCATACATTCCTTGAAATTCTTCGACTAGAAAGAAAATATATAGGAGAGACACGCATCCTAAAAAGTAAACTACCGCTTCCATTAATACATCCCCATAAAACCATTCTTCTTGCGCTGCTCGTAAATAGCATCACCCCACTCGACAAGAAACTTCCATACAGCGTTTATAAACTTAATCATAACATACCTCTACGCTGTAAGTAATTAATTCTATGCTCGAGATCAGCATGGTCAGAGCTCTGATTAAGGTACTCTTCGATTTCAGATGTATAACTAGGAACAAAGGTATCTTTTACCCATTTCCAAAAGTCTTTGAGGGAAGGGACATCAACCCCGCCTAGTGGTTCTAATTCTTTCATGATTGCCTTATCTTTTGAATAAGTTAAAAAAGCCCCTTGCGGGGCCTTGCTTATAGATCGCGACCTTGTGGGTCTTCTGTAAGCAGTTCTGGTTTTGACTTCTTAGATTTTTCCGAAGTGTCTTTAACTTCGATTTTCTTAGGCTTTTTATGCTCGGGGATGATACGCTCTAGGAATACCTTAAGCATACCATTTAGCATTTCAGCGTCCTTAACTTCGATATGATCATCGAGCGCAAAAGTACGTGTAAAAGCTCTATTCGCGATTCCCTTGAACAAGAAGTTATCTTCAGCTTCTTGAGACTGAACATTACCCTTGACAATCATCTTGCCATCGGCTAG